AGGAAATATTGAAATTTGAATCCCCAAAATAAAACCATACGCTTTTATATCTTTGCTTAAGAAAGGCGATATCCCTTATAACATTATCTATGCTCTTTGTCTGCCATTTGGTGTCAACATTACAATATACACAAAAGCTGCATCTATGCACACATCCCCTTGAGGTAATATAAGGTAGACTTTTCAGAGCTTGAAGAAGACGAACTCGATTCCGAACTTGAGCTACTACTACTTGAGCTACTGCTATTCGTTGAGTCAGCTACCGGGCCATGGTGCGGGTTGCCAAGCACAGCAACCGCAGCTATTGCGGCAAGCCCAGCAGTAGTTCCAGTTGAAGTAATGCGTAGCCTTTGGTAGCGTTTTTTGCCTACCGTACCAAAGCGTTTTGCAGTATTTGGAGAGTTAGCAAACCACTCTGGTGCGGTGCCCCTAAGTTCTGCCGCTGGAACAGCCGCTGCATCTGTTAAGGTGGCTACGTCGCCCTGTAAAATGCTTGCTACATATTTCCCGTCTGTTATTGCCCCCGGCTGGATTGCAAATTCCAAACATTCAAATCCAGCAGTATCAATAATGGGACCGTCTGTGGTAGTATCTGAGCTAATAGCAATATTGTTTAGCCCAGAAGTGACACTGACGTTACTATGTAAATCTATACTTAAACCCATAATCTATCTCCTCTTTAACTAAGTGGGGTACACATTGTACCCCACTTAGTTAGCTAAACATTTAAGCAGATACTTCTAAAGCTTTAATAGCTTCTGCCAATACTACTTGTCCACCAACATAGCGATGGAAAGTCATATTAATTGCGTTATTTCTGGCATTGGTAACGTCATCACGAATCATAGCCATACCAGTGCGATCAATAACTGTATATCCCCGACCAAAATCAGCATATGCAATTGGAAGGTTGCCAACAGCTATATCAGGCATATCCTGCATAACAACATAACGCTCACCAGCGATTGTATTGGGCAATGCGCCAGCAATGTTATTATTGATAGTCTGGCCTGTTCCCGCTTGCCAAATATAAGCCCCAGTACTATCTTTTAGGGTTCTTAGCGTGGCAAGTGTAGTACGGTTAAATACATAAATAGGATTATAGCCAACTTTTAAATCGCCTGTTAAAAGCAGTAAATCATCTCCTGCCACAGCCCCCGATCCAGCGGTTGTCCTAGTGTTAGCTACAACAGTAGCGTTAACTAAAAAGCCTTCTGGCTGCTTGGAGCCTGTCCCTAAGATAAAACGGTTACCTTCTCTTTGGGCAAAAGCTTCAACAGCATCACCCATGATTTCAGCTTCTAAATCAAAAGCAGAATCCATCAGCATATCAAAGGTAAACGGGGTCTGAAAGGTTAGGCGGAAAGCGTTAATCTGTTCTACCCCATAGGTAGACTCACTTTGTGTCGCTTGCTCGTTTTCACCTTCAAATGCTGCGGTAGGAATAGCAGTTCTAACTGGAATTTCAAGCTGCTTTTTGCCAACTGTGCGAACTCTGGCAACAGAACGCATCGGACTAGTTTCGGTAATGGCCTTAATGATTTCGTTGTCAAACTCAGGAGGCCCAACCAAATACCCAGCACCAGTGTCAATGTCAGTCCGTAACGTTTTCTTTTCGCCAGTTTGAACAAATTTGTTTACTGCCTTATACTCATCAGACTGTTTCCAGTCTTTCTGACTACCAACAGAACCACGAGCAATTTCAAGCTCTAAAGCCTGAATCCGCTCTTTAGTTTCTTGAGCATCTTTCTTTTCGGATTCAACTAACTCCTTAAGTTCTGCTTGGATTTTCTGGTCTGCTTCTAACGTTAAAACTAATTCTTGGTTTGCTTTTTCAAAAGCATCCAAGTCCCTTTCAATCTTTTCTTGCTTTTCCTTGATCTCTCCTTCAGTCAAGGCTTTAGACTCTACAGTCTGGCGAAGCTCTGTAACTGCCTTCATTACCTGCTCGGCCTTAATCTCTTCAGCCATTTTATTCTCCTTAATTAAGATTTGATTGACTTAACAATGTCCAACACTTCATTCCAGTCTTCGCCGTCACGGTGGTCTTTTTGTGAGTCAGCATCACGGTAACCCACAGACTTTAAGCCTGATATGATTAACTTTGCATTTTTCTGGCTAAACCTAATGCCAGAATGTAACAATTTTTCCAGTTCTTTTTCTTCAAGAACTGAAAAATCGTCAAGCCTAAAGCTTGACGATTCACTAAACGGACTTTCTAAGTCCATCTTTGCGTAATATCTATTTAAATGGCGTTTAACTCCTGGTATTTCTGCTTCTGGAATGTCAACACCGCCCCTGGCTCCTTGTACTGCCGCTGCTGCGGCAAATATAGCCCTGGGAACTGCTGTTAAGCGACCGTCAATAATATCTGAAATAGGAAGTTTGTAGGCGGCAAAGGTATCCGCAATTTCTCTGTCATACCAAACAAAGCATTTCTTATATTTATTTATAATTGACGGGCTCGTTAAGCCTTCGTCTGCTCCGGCCCAAGCCCTAACCCTGCCCTTGGCTGCGTTACTGTCCCAGCGTCTATCTCTATCCGCTAAAGGCAAGTCCTGATAGGGAACTACAGCTTTAACCTCAATAATATTTGCATTTTCGTTCATTGGCTCATCAACCGCAGAACCCTCCCAAACAATAGCCTTCGGGATTTTTCTTATATCTTTGTCAAACTCAAACTCAACAGCCGAAAAACCAATTGAGAAGTCAGTTATTACCTCTTGCTTGGCTAGGGAAAATAATTCTCTTCCCTGCTGAACGTCTAAATTAACTTCAGCGATACCAAATAAGCCACGGTCATCTTCTTTAACTTCTTCAATAGGAAACCCACCTACAGTACGCCCATGGTGATCTTTAAAGCGTATTTGTCTCTTTTTCTTTTTGTGTTCTGCTATTGATTCTAAAAAAGCCCCTTTAAGGAACTGATCGTTTCCCCGATCTAAATCCCAAGTAGCGATATAACCAGATAGAAGCCCCACAGGCACGCCATTCCTATCTACTTGTTTAACTTCGGTAATTTTACCGCCAAACATTTTAGTTTCGATATTTGACATTTTAAGATTCCCCTTAAAGTGAATATTGGGCTGAACATCGACAATTAGCTGTCATTTCTAAGCTTGCCCCTAAACTTGTATCTCCTGGATGCATTAATCGTTGACCATCAATAACAAACGGCTCGTTGATATTTTTTTTTTGAAAATTAGCTCTAACATGTGCTGGCCTAACTTGTAAATCCCCAACATTACGCCATGTCTTAGTAGCGGCAGTAGTTGCCACACTAACGCCAGTAATTGAACTAGGCTGCAAGCCAGCCATTACTTCAGCTTGGGATAACTTTGTGCTTTCTGCTGGCTTCTGGGTTTCAAACATTACAATTGCTTGTTCTCTACCCCTAAATTTTCTCTTTAAGATAACTAAAGCAGTAAAAGCTAGCGTTCTAGCATCCCCTAGCAACCCTTGTTCGGCAATTAGTTCTCTTGCCTCACGTATAGAATCTTTAAAGTTTTGCCTAGTTGTTTCTGTTATAAAGATTGCCGCTTCTTCAGCATTATCATCACGCCATTTTTGCAACGCCAAGCCAAGTAATGCAGCTTGTTCCGCTTCATCTTCTTCTGTCTGCTTAACTTCAAAAAACCTGCTAGCAGGATAGCTTTTCTGCTGCTCAACAACGACTCCAGTAAAAACGTTTTGTACTCTTGTATAATGCTTTCTAAGAGCAGCTATCCAGTCTGACTTAAATTTGCTGGCTTCAGGAGTAAACCCAGTGGCGGCTACTGACACCGCAAAATCTTTGGCTATTCGTGCAAATATTGACCTAACTTCTGGCCTAAAAGTTGCTTCCAGCCTGAGCTTCTTATTTAAGTCCTTCGCTACTTGAGCATCTTGTTTTCTGCTATCCGGCATTGTAGTTTCTTAACTATGGCTAACGATAAAACAATCATTGTCTTTTATATGAGCTTCTTCAATTGTTGCATCTAATGGCAACCCTAGTTTCTCTGCATTCCCCCCAAGCATAAACAGGCTATAATTATCTTCTATATCTAGATTGAAATGCTTAACTGCAAAATCAACTAAGTTTTTTCCTGTTGCTTTAGAATAAAAGCAAGCCCTAACATTTCCACGCTCTGTTTTTATAAATACTTTTATTGGTTTTGCCATTTTCACACAAAAAAAGGGCCACAATGGAAGCCCCAAAGGGGGATTGGCTTTGCTTCCATTATGACCCTTAATTTAATAAGCTAATTTAGCCCTTAAATATAATAAGTCTAGTCAGTTTTATTTTTAAACGAGAGTTTTTCCTTTTTCTGAATGCTTACCGTCTCACAAATAACGCCATTTTCCGTTGAAAATGTATATGTGGCATAATAACCGCTATTTATCCAGTCATCTAACATCTCTATAAACGCCTTTTTGGCTCTTTTACGCCTAAAATTAACTGGTTCCTTTTGCATTTGTCACCTATATTGCTTAAAGTGTACCAAAATAGTTCAATTTTGGCAAATTTACTACTTATGGAGGCGATTTTTCTGTGCCTTAGTGGTAGTTACTCCTAGGTAAAGAACAAAATATGCTAATGCTAAACCACAAAAACAACAAAAAAGCATAGTATCAATCCATGCATAATTATGAAAAAGTTTAGTAAGCCAGAGAAGTATTGATATAACTAAGCTACTGAGAAAAATAAGGTGGCTTAAATTAAACTCTCTTTTAGTGGGTGGTGTTAGCCTTGGCATAATCTGTCCTAAAATTTAATTGCTTATCTAAATTAATCCCCATTAATAACGATTCTGGCGTATCTGTTAAGCCAATACTTACTAATTCTGCCTTTTCAATGTAACGTATACCTCCATCAAACCTAAATTTAGTAATTATAAATCCGGGAGATAATTGCATTTTTTCTATTTTGTAATTTGGAAGCTCTGGTATATCTGTATATATTTCTGCCTCAATATCAAGATTTAAACGGTGTTCAAGTTCATAAAAGTTAGCACCAATTGGTCTTGAGTTAAATTCAAGACAATTTACATAACCAATAAGTAAGTCAGTTTGATAATTTAAAAACACTGGGATTTCGCTAACATCTCTTTTGTTAGCAATTCTTGTTTCCACATTATTATATTTTTTAAGCTCTTCCCACGGTTCTTCAAAACAACCGTATACAAAAACATCATTGTCTTGATCAGGAATATCAAACGTTAATAAAGTATCACTTTTTATAATTGTAGGTCTATTCATTGCCTTATCCCGTCCCTTTTCAATAGCTTTTCTGCTTCTTCTTCTGGACTTGCTGGCTCTTCTTCTATATCGAAACCTACGGGAATTAAAGTTGATGGCTGGTATAGAATATCCCCACCTTCAATAGGCTTATCGCTTCCTGGCAAGAATTCTCTTAGTTCATTAATAGTTTCAATATTAATCTTTCTACGTTTTTCAATTTCATCTAACCTACGAGCCATN